TGCCGCCCAACCAGTGGTACATGGTTGACCTCTTCCCAGGTTTCAATTTCAACTTACGGGGTTCCGCCTATCGCTCAGATGCGGTGACACCATTAGGACCAAATAAAGTTCTGATTGAATTTCGTGGATATGGATTACTGAAAGACACACCTGAGGAAAGACAAACTCGCATTAAGCACCACAATTCTATTTGGGGTCCGTTTGGTCGGAACTTGCACGAAGACTTGATTGGAGTTTCAGGCCAAGGTACTACAATGAGAGAAGGCACTGAGTCTCGTAATATTTTACATGGACGTCATGAAAATGGAACAATCCATGATGAAGTTGGAATGAGACACTACTACGCTGAGTGGGGACGGTATATGGAGCTTAATCCAGAAATGAGTAAGGCAGCATGATATGTATGATGTTATATGGCACATTCTTCTGACAGTATGCTTGAATGGCGATTGCGCAACTCAAGACGTTCAATGGTTTGATACCAAAGAGTCTTGTCATGAATGGTTGATTAAATACAAACAGATTCCACAAGATGGCGAGTGGGATACTATTGAGTGGGTATGTAAGCCGAAAGGTGCTGAGGAGGTTTAATGGCTGATGAATTGAGCCAAAGGCTGTCGGTGGTACTGGCAGAGATTGGCGACTTGATGCAACAGCGTAAAGATCAAATTGAAAGATTACGCGATCAAATAACAGAAATTGAAAATGAGAATGAAGATTTGGAAAATAAGATTCAGGAGATCATGAATGGATTTGGCTAAGCACATTACTTGGAAAGTTGAACAGGTAACGTGGGAAGAAATATTTCCTATTTGGCAAAACGAGTTATGGCCTGAACGACCATGGATCAGATCATTTACTACTATGATCAATAACGAAGATCATGATATGAGTATTAAAAGAAAAGCCGAGGGTAACTTTGGATTCTACAACGGTGTATTTTTCGGTGTCAAAACAACCGATACAGGTAAAGTTGTAGCGTGTAATTCAGGCCACCAATGTAGCAAAACTCTTTTCAGATCTCGTGGACTCTATGTCTATCCTGAATTTACTGGTCGTGGTATGGCTCATTCGTTATTAGCCTATACTGCTAAGTTTGCTCAAGACAACGGGTTTGAAAAGATATGGTCATTGCCAACCGAGAAGGCACTCCCAATCTATAACCAAGTTGGATATGAAACTATGAGTCCAGTAGAAGATTGGGAGTCATACAAAAAAGCAGATGGTGAAACGGTAATGCGGCGTAATGCTTATGCAGAAATGCAATTAATTTGAAAAAAGTGAGCAGTCAGCTCATTTTATTGTTTACGATTCATATAAAATAGTGTATAATATACTTATAAAATGAAAACATAAGGATGTTATATTATGATGAATACTTCGGAAATGATTGCAATACAGAACTTCTTCGGCAAAGCCACTGACGATCAGATGCGCGAAATTGCTCAAATGTTTAACGATGCTCGCAGCCTATCAGCCTCACGTGCTGCTAGGGCTTTTGCTGTTGGTCAGAAAGTTAGCTGGGTCGGAAGACGTGGCCAAATGGAAGGAACTGTAGTAAAGGTTCTTAAAAAGAATGTTCGTGTTAAAACCCAAGCAGATGGCGTTTGGAACGTTACTGCTTCAATGCTAAAAGCTGCTTAAGGAGATTTATGATGGCACATATGGTAGAAACAATGGCGTATGCCGGTCAAGTTCCGTGGCATGGATTAGGTGTTCCGGTCTCTAACGATCTTACACCAAACCAAATGATGGTTAAAGCTGGAGTGGACTGGAAAGTCCAAGAGGTTGATACCTTCGTACGATTCAACAACCAAGAAATGGCTACTGGCCAAAAAGCTTTGGTTCGCGAAACTGATGGTCGTATTCTAACGACTGTTGGTGAAAACTGGAATCCAGTACAAAATGAAGATGCATTCAACTTCTTCTCTGAGTATTGTATGTCTGGTGATATGGAGATGCATACTGCTGGATCGTTGAAAGATGGTCAAATGGTATGGGCACTTGCCAAAGTCAAAGATTCATTTGAGATCTTTGGTGGCGATCGTGTCGATTCATATCTTCTCTTCTCAAACCCACATCAATATGGTAAGGCAATCGATGTTCGATTTACTCCAATCCGTGTGGTTTGCAATAACACTTTGTCTCTTTCACTTGAGACTAAGTCTGAAAAGTCTGTCAAGGTTGGACACCGTGTACAGTTCGATGCTTATCAAGTTAAGAAGGCATTAGGAATTGCTTCACAGAAGCTTGACACTTACAAAGAAATGGCTGAGTTCCTTGGTTCAAAGAAATGTTCTCCGGACTCATACATTGAGTATCTCAATACAGTCTTCCCACGTACTGCTGACAAGCGTGTACAAGGAATGGCTATGAGTAAAGATACTCTATCACGCAATGCTCGTCAATCGTTTGACGTTCTACAATCTCAGCCGGGTGCACAATTTGCCGAAGGTTCTTGGTGGCAGGCATTTAATTCTGTCACGTACATTACTGATCATGTTCAAGGTCGTAATGAAGACAATCGTTTGTACTCTTCTTGGTTCGGTGGAAACCAGCTACGTAAGAAGAATGCACTACAGTCTGCTATTAAATTCGCTGAAGCTGCTTAAGGAAAGAGAAAATGAAAAGCACTTACTATACTATGGGGCTAGTCCTAATTGGAGGATTAGCATTGACTGGATGCGGTATGTCATCTAAAACAAAAATGATAGAGATCATTCAGGCTGAAAAAGCATCAAAGATTCCTGAATGGTATGTTGATTTGCCTAAAGACGAAGAGAATTCGATACACGGTGCTGGCACCGGACTATCTTCTGATCTTCAGTTCTCAATGGACAAAGCAATGCATCAAGCCAAAGTTACTCTAGGCGACAAGATCAACAACAAAGTTTCCATGGAAATGAAAACATACATTGCTGATAATTCTGCCACTGGCTTTGGTATGGCTGTTGAAGAGACTCAAAAGGTTTCTAAGTCAGGCTTCAAAGGAGTCGATGTTTCAGAGTACGTGGTGATTGACAAAGCCGTACGGCTTGAAGGCATGAGCTACAGAACTTATGTTCTATTGGCTGTTGATCCAAGTGGTCGTAAGAATACACAGCCACAGGTATCTCAAGCAGATATCGATAAGGCTCAGCAGTCTGCACGTGAATCATTGAATGCTCTTGACTAATGGCACAGTTAGCTATAATCTTAGCATTCATTTGGTTCGGTATGAGTTGGTTGGTCAATAGTGTCCCACCTTCTCAGCAGGCTCAATGCCAATGTGAAACGTTACCAGAAAACTATACTGTCATTGAAACAGACGAGACAGTAACTTGTATTAACAACGAACGTGATAGAGAAATCACACGTACTATTAGAACATCACAGGTGGAAAGATGAAAAAAATATTAGGATCAATCTTATTTCTCGCCAGTTGCAGTCCTGCAATTGCTGAAACAACTCAAGATCACTACAAAGAAGTGATTCTTAAAAAGCCATATACGGTTGAAGTGTGTATGGATACAGGAGGTGGTGGTAACGGTAAGTCCGAAATCCAAAACTTTCTTGAAGGTGCCGTCATTGGCGGAGCCCTTGGTAATAACATTAAAGGTGAAGAAGGCGGTGGAGCTATTGGTGCGTTTCTCGGTGGTGTGCTAAACACAGAGAGAAACAAAGGATCAGCTGGACCGCAGTGTCGTACTGAAACTCGGTATGAAGAGCAACGCCAAACAATCTATTCCCATTCAACTGTAACCTTCATACATGAAGGTGTTCAACGCACATTGAGGTTCAACAAATGAAAGCACATCGTTTAGATATTTTAGGTGTATGGGCTCGTGAAAACGGATTTGAAAACATTGCTCGTAACCACCATCCACAAGAAGTAGAACGTCGACGTCAACAAGCAATTAAAAATAGTAATGCTAAAAGACGTGAGTATGATAACAAAGGAAAGCACCGCTAGGGTGCTTTTCTAGTATAAATAGCTTTATCAACAAACTAAACACTAGGATCAATTATGTTTCGTTTCAGAGAATATTTAGAGGAAGCTATGGAATCACGTTTGAGTGGATCATATCCAACTTGGTTACAATCACGTTTGAATGAAGGAACTGTAGCTGCTGGCGGTTTAGCTTATGAAGCTAAAGTTAGAAAAGCTGTAGAAAAGGCTTTAAAGAATTTGAAACTTGCAAAAACCGAGTTGTACTTAAAACCAGATGATGCTGGAGGATTTGACTCGACGGTTGTTGATATGTATCTTAGTCTAAAAGGAAAAGATGTTCCTATTGAAATTAAGATGGATAAAAATGCTCAGATGGGCGGATCATCAGTAAAGTTTGATGGAAAAAACTGGACATTAGCAGAAAAAGGTAAAAAGAATATTGAACCTGATACTCAGCAATTACTCATAGCTGCTGCTAAAGAAAAAGTTGGAGAATATAAAAAATTAATGGCTCACTTAAAAACATATGAGCCTAAAAACTTACATAAAACAATTAATCAAATTCCGTTTAGATGTACTAAACCAGCATGGGAACAGGCTGTTGCAGCCGGCAAATTAAAGCCAACTAATACTACTGTTAAGTTTGATACAAGATTTATTCATGATTGGTATGCAGGCAAAGACTGTTATTACATACAAATCGGTAAACTGGGATTATTTTACTTAAAGAAGAATCCTCTCAATCTACCTGTACCACAACTTTCTGGAGAGATAGAAATCTATCTTCGATTGGTAAGAGGTGGAGCAGCCATGATGAAGACCGGTGAATTTAAGGGAGAAAATGTATCTACAGTAAATCTAAGAGCTCAGGGTAAACTTAAGCTAAAAGGATCATCTTCTTTATCACTTGACAATATTGATGATTGCGAAAAGATCTTTTCTAATATGTTAGGTATTAAATAGTGGAATTTAAAGAATTTATTACTGAACAGAAGAATACACACATGACTCATATCGAAGACAAGGTTGTCTACGGTGGTGTCAATGGTGCGCGTGAAGCTATCATGGCTCTTCGTTCTCTTCGTGATATGTTGTCAGGCGAAAAAGATGGTAACGTATCTTTGAAATGGGATGGAGCACCTGCAATCTTTGCTGGTATTGATCCATCTGATGGTAAGTTCTTTGTGGCTAAGAAAGGTATCTTCAATAAGAACCCGATGGTCTATAAGACACCAAAGGAAGTTGACGCTGATACAAAGGGTGATCTCAATAAAAAGCTAAAGCTGGCACTTAAATACTTGCCTGAGCTTGGTATCAAAGGAGTAATTCAAGGTGATTTCGTGTTTGGCCCGGGCGATGTTAAAACGTCTAGAATCAAAGGAAAGTCCTATACTACGTTTCACCCCAATACGATTGTTTATGCAATACCGGCTGGCACGGAAATGGCCAAGCAAGTTAAGGCAGCAAAGATTGGAATTGTATGGCATACGAGCTACACAGGACGATCATTCGAAACAATGAGAGCATCATATAACTACGATGCAAGTAAACTGAAATCGTCTAGAAATGTATGGTACCAAGACGCTAAACTGAAAGACGCCACTTCAGCTACAATGTCAGCTGCTGAAACAGAAGAAGTCAATAACCATTTAAGCGATGCTGGCCGCACTTTCAATAAGATTGCTGGTAGTGCTTTACGCCAACTAGAATCAAATCCAATGTTGGCTCAACATATTGAAACACACGCTAATTCATTTGTAAGAGCAGGTCAATTACCACCTGATCCAGCTAAACGTGTGGCTGATTTGATCGGATGGATTGAGAATAAATACAAAAAGGAAATAGATAAGCGTACATCTGATAAAGGTAAAGCAACTCAACAAAAGAAATTAGATGACATTCTAGAATTCTTTTCAAAAGAAAATAAAACAAGTCTGGAAATGATATTCGAATTGCAAAGATCTATAGTTTTAGCGAAACTAAAACTTATAAATAGATTAAACAAAATATCAAATATTGGTTCATTTTTGAAAACAAAGAAAGGTTATCGTACAACAGGACAGGAAGGTTATGTTGCAATCGATAAACTAGGCGGTGATGCAGTGAAAATTGTTGATCGTATGGAATTTTCATACGCCAACTTTTCACCCGATATATTAAAAGGATGGGACACGCCCGGGAGAAGTTAAATGGCACTATTGTCATTCAAAGATCTGTTAGCTAACCCTGATGCATATGCAGGGTACGACGATCAATTGAAGTATCGTAAACAAAAGAATAAACGGATGGGCTACGAAGAAGTAGAACCAGCCGAAGAAGAACTCTCTATCTCAGGCCGACGCAAACTCGCAAGAGGAATGAAGCGTCGCAAATCCATGTTAAAAAGATCTCGCAAGCGTGCGATGAAACGTATGGCCACTAAGGACGTACTACAAAAACGTGCACGTCGTTCTGCTCGAGCTGCAGCTGCAAAGGTACTTACTAAAGGTAAGGATAAGGGTAGCCTATCAGTCGCACAGAAGAAATCAGTTGAAAAGCGATTAGGCCAATCAGGTTGGCAACAAAGGATTAAGGTGTTAAATAAGAGGCTGATGCCTCAGAAACGCCGCGATGAGATATCGAGAAAAAGATGATTCCAAGCTTTAAGAAATTTCTAGTTGAAGAAGAAAAGGTTGTTTATTTTACGTTTGGTAGAATGAATCCACCTACAATTGGCCATGAGAAAGTTTTGAATAAGCTATCATCTGCGTCTAAATCTAATCCATATAGAGTCTATTTGTCACAATCACAAGATGCTAAAAAGAATCCACTATCATATAATTCAAAAGTAAAGCACTCTCGAAAGATGTTTCCAAAGCATGCTCGTTCAATTATGCTTGATAAGAAACTTAAGAATGTATTTGATATAGCAACTAAGTTATATGATGAAGGATTTAAGAAAATAGTAATGGTTGCTGGCTCTGATAGAGTTAACGAATTTGACATACTATTGAACAAGTATAATGGTAAGAAGGGTAAGCATGGATTCTATAACTTCCAGAACGTGGATGTTGTATCTGCTGGCGAACGTGACCCAGATGCAGACGGTGCATCCGGTATGTCTGCCACTAAAATGCGTCAAGCTGCCAGCGACAACGACTTCCCTATGTTTGCACAAGGTTTACCTAAAGCAATAAAGAATAATGACGCTAAATCTATATACAACGACGTCCGTAAAGGCATGGGCCTTAAAGAACAAAAAGAATTTAAGAACCATGTTCAACTTGATTCTGTTTCAGATGTACGTGAAAGCTTTGTAGAAGGCATGTTCCAAGCTGGCGATCAGGTTGTTATTAAAGAAACAGACATGATTGCCACGGTAGTACGTCGTGGATCTAATTACTTGATTGTAGAGTCTAACGGCCAGCAAATGCGCAAGTGGCTTGATGCTGTTGAAATGGTTGAACCTATGGACGAAGGCCTATGGGCAAATATTCGTGCACGTCGTGCCGCAGGCAAGCCAAAGAAGAAACCTGGGCAAAAGGGTTAT